CCCGGCTTGTCGCCGGGCCCGTACTGAGATCATATCTCGGTCGAACTCTTGTTCCCCTTAGGAAGTTGTTTTGCGGAGGTCTTACGTCATGCCATCAGAGTTGAAGCAGAGGGACTTGCGCGCAACAGTAGGTGGTGCTTTAAAGTACTACCTACCGAGCCCAAGTACCACTCTTCGTACTCAGATGGTCGGCGTGCGGGACTCGTGTCTGGGATTCAATGGCAATAGGGAGGGGGCTAATACCCTCTCCATATACCATATCCTTAACGAGTACCCGTTTCTTTATGGCCAGCGTTTCTCTTCTGGTGGAGTCCTTGAACGCGAGTTCATTGGCTTTCCCATTGGAGTAAACACGTCAGCCATACAAGACCCTCGCATCGTCTTCGGTACTCCGTCAATTGCGGAGCTGAATGATGATGCGTGGGAGATTCTGTCCAAGACCAACCCGTCACGTCCACATGTGAACGTGCCGCAGGCTTTGGCAGAATTGAAAGACATCCCGTCTCTGGTCAAGGGTTGGGGCGACGGATTACTCCGTTCCGCCGCGAAAGGAAACCTTTCGTGGCGGTGGGCCGTCAAGCCTATGATCAGTGACGTTCGCAAGCTTGCCAACTTTGTGTCTGCTGCTAATAAGCGGCTCGCACAACTGCGGAAGCTTCGCGATGGCAAAACGATTAGGACCAGGTGCAACCTGGGTACATCAATAGTTCACAGCGGCCCTACTAGGATTCAAATCCATAGTGAGGGTGCTGCGATCTATGCCTTTCGCAACGTCGTCTCCACTTATAATAAGTGGGGATCCGCGGAGTGGAAACTCCTACCGGATAGCAATCTTCCAAACCTCTCTGATGCTGACCTTGATCGGTTCAACAAAAGAGTGGCTCTTGGGATTACTACGCACGGTGCGCTCGAAACAGCCTGGGAGCTTTGCCCCTGGAGCTGGTTCGTGGACTGGTTTTCGAACGTTGGCGACATGATCGCCGCGACGAACAACACAGTAGGCTGTACCTGGGGCAGGATTTGTGTCATGCGGACGTCCGAATCTCGGACTACGTATGACATCGATCCAGTTGGAACGGCGACTTGGCCAACCTTTTCAGGCTGGTTCAATCTTCGTTTCCAACGCAAGGAGAGGTGGCCAACCTATCCTATTGTCCCTGTTCCCCTTCCTAGTCTTCCCATCTTAGATGGTGGGAAGTTGTCGATCCTCCTGTCTTTAGCTGCCCTCCGGCGCTGAACCGGGGGGTTAGTTATTGTCAGGAGAAGAACTCCCATGTTAGGTGACACGATCGTTCTCCCTCAGGCTGGTGGCGACATCACCCTGAAGAAGATCAACCAGGACGCGTACTCGTCTGAGTACCTGTTTCGAGACAGCACCAGTCAGTATCGCGTGCGCGTTCGCCACACAAAGGCGAATGCGACCGCGACGCGACCGGCGATTTATGATCGGCACAACTTTGAAGCTGTGCAGACCATTTTCGCCGCTGGTGATGTGGCTGAGTATGAACGTAAGTTCTACTTTGTCATTGAGCACTTGCCCAGTGACACCAGCGTGGCTCTTGCAGATGCGGTTTGCGATAAAGCAATCCTCACGAGCAATGCCTTGCTGGTCAGCCTTCTCGGCTGGGAATCGTAGGCGACTCAGGGAGAAGATTCAGCATCTTCTTGAGCTTACTCGTCGTAAGCCCCTGATCTCGCGGTAGATCCCAGTGGTGTTGAAGAGCGTGTCTTTCTAACAGCATGGGACATTTGCAGGAGTTAATCCTACTATGTCTAAATGCCATGTTAGGGAGCTGAGCAACGTGTTCAGAGCGCTCTTCCAAGACGCTCTGGCCACGTTCCCGACGCTCGGGGCGGAGTTTGAGAAAGATCTCACCCGTCTCGAAAGACTCGTGGAGCGAAGAGGAATTCGAGTTTATCTCGAAGACCTCCCAGCTGTTGGTAAGCACCTAGATAGGTGTCTTGCCGGCGGCCAGTACAATCTATCAGGATTACCTCTGACGAAGAGGTTTTCTGGTAGGGTAGTGATTCCGAAGTTTCTTCGGGGACTCTACCTACTGGTTTTTCACGAGTCTGGATCTCTGAGGGAAGATTGCAGCACGGAAGCAATCTTCTTCCTACGACAGATTCTGTACGTAGCGAAGAAGGCTGTCTACCCATGCAGTAGCTCCAAGGTCGAGGACGAAGTCCTTGAATTTGTCGCTACCGATAGCCAGCTGCCGGAACCCGAAGGGTTCTGGACAGCTTCGTCTCCCTCCGATCTCGTCGCTCAGCCGCCCTACCAAGGTTTTGGTAGCTCGTCTTTGCTAAGAGAGAGGATTGACACGTACGACCCGGTAACCCGGGCCGAGCTATCGATCTTCCTGAGGGTGTTGGACTCAGTGTCCAACATCCTCACCACCACCCTAGGGTCTTATGACCCGTTAGAATGGAGGTTCAGACATGGTCCAGGTGCCATTTCAGAATCAGTTGGTCCGACCAATAAGTACTATTGGTCGAACTGGTCTGAAGTTCTGGAAAGCGGGTACCCTATTGCTGATTGTGGCTTTCACAATTTATGCAGTTGGGCAGATAGGTGCGAAAATGGCGATGGGATCGGTTCTTCGGAACCGTCCTCGCGTCTTATCGCTGTTCCCAAGACCTACTCGGGACCACGGCTTATTGCCGCGGAACCGAGCGAGCATCAGTGGTGCCAGCAAAACGTCTGGCACTACTTTAGCTCCCGATCCAGAGGAACCTGGCTTAGTCGATTTGTCGCATTCCGCGACCAATCACTCAACCAGGCACTCTGCTCGGAAGGCTCGGAGACGGGCTCGCTCGCGACCGTCGATCTTTCGGCGGCATCGGATCGAGTCACCTGTCACGTCGCAGGGCAGTTCTTCAGGGGAAACCCTGGATTACTGCGGGCCCTGCGAGCGTCCCGTACCCGTAGTGTCACCCAACGTCTGACGCCTAAGGCGCCAGAACGGGTGATTTTGAGAAAATTCTCAACTATGGGTAGCGCCTGCACTTTCCCGGTGGAGAGTCTCATCTTTCTAGGTATAGCACTTGCTGCCGTTGCTGCAAAGCGCGGTATCGAGCGTCTAAGCTCATGGAAATTGAGACAACTCGCTGGGGAAGTGGCCGTCTTCGGAGATGACATTGTCATCCCCGTTGACAGTCGGGAGCTTTTCGTAAGGGCTCTTGAAGTGTTATACTTCAAGGTCAACCACCAAAAGAGCTTCTGGACCGGAAGGTTCAGAGAGTCTTGCGGCGTCGACTCCTTTAATGGTGTTATGGTAACACCCATTTATTGGAGGCAACCTTACGATGGCGGACCAGAGTCTCTATCCAGCGTAGTAGAGTGTCGCAATAACTTCTACCGGAAGTTCTTGCTAAACACTGCTGCCTACCTGGAGTCGACACTACCACGGGGAATTCCCCAGGTAGCTATGGACTCTGGAGTCTTTGGTTTAAAGACCCGCTTTAGGCCTCGTAATAACGACTTCCCACATCGTTATAACGAATCCCTTCAGCGCGTCGAGGTAAGGGTTCACTCGATGATATCGAGTCAACGCCGAACCGCAACCAATGACGACACTGCGCTACTTCAGTACTTTACTGAAGCACCAAGCCCAGATAATATCTGGGTGCATGGTGTACCGCAGCGGCCTACGCTTAGGATTAAGCGTAGGTGGGTTCCTCTAGAACAGTTACAAGCTCAAGTAGCTGGCTAGAGGGGAC